CACCGACACGCTGACCGCCGAAGGCCCGATCGGCGAGGACGCTGGCGAAGCACGCGCCCGCGCCGCCGACCTCGCTGAGAACAGCGCGGTCGTGAGCGTGATCCTGCTCCAGCGCCCGGTCGGCGAGTGGCAGAACATCGAGCCGGAGGCCGACCGTGGCTGACCTGATCCTGATCGCGTGGGGCTGGATCGGCGCCGCACTCGTCGTCGCCGGCCTGTGGGCCATCGTCGTCGGCAGCATCAAGGCCGCGGACGCGCGGAAGGCAGTCGGACAGTGAACGACGACAAGAAGATCCCGAGCCTCGACGACGTGCGCGCCGGCCGCGCCATCATCCGAACGCAGAACGGCATCTACATCCCCGCCGAAGCCGCCGAGAAGCTGAAGCCGTACGCGCAGCCACCCGGGCTGTACGACCCCGGACTGTCGCTGCTGGCGACGCCCATCTACGTCCTGCCGCCGAAGCCCCAGCCGAAGAAGCCAAGCTTCTGGCGCCGCTTCTGGTGGACGCTGACCGGAAAGCCGAGGACATGGTGACCGACGAGACCGAATACGCGACCGGCGGCTACGTCTCCGGCCCCGCAACCCGTGACGCGCCGCTCGCCGCGCTCAACTACGGCTGCACTGGCGTCGGCTACCTCGTGCCCGTCGACTTCGGCGTGCGCATCCCGCGCGGCGACGTCGAAGTCGTGCTGCTCGACGCGGTGCCCGTCAGCGCCGACGTAAAGCGCGCGCTCGACCAGATCGGCGAACTGTTCGGCACCCGGAAGTAGACGAACCCATGACGCCCCGGCCGGTCATCCGCGCCGGGGCTTCGTCATTCGCACGAACGTTCGACACCGAACCGCCGACGCGGGATCATCGATGGGACGTCCCTTGACCCTTCCACGCGCGCGAGGAGCCGATGCAGCGCCGACCGCTCAGTGACGGTGAGATCGCCGAGATTCGTCGGCTGCATGGCGAGGGCCTGGCGTTGCGGGCGATCGCGCGGGAGATCGGGCGTGCCCCGCAGACGGTGTCTCGGTGTTGTGAGCGTGAGGGGCTGAAGTTCGATCGGTCGCAGACGGCAGCGGCGAACCGGGCCATGTCGGTGGACATGGCGGCACGGCGGGCTGTTCTCGCCGAGCAGCTGCTGGCCGACGCCGAGCGAATCCGGGCGCAGCTGTGGACGCCGACGACCGTGTTCAACTTCGGCGGCCGGGACAACGACTACAACGAGCACCAGTTCCCCGAGGCGCCGGCGGACATCAAGCGCACCCTGATGCAGACCGCGACGACCGCGGTGACCGCGCACCTGCGCCTGGTCGACTACGCGCAGCGCGACAGCCACGACGACGCCGCCAACATCGTGCTCGCCTTCGACGTTGCGGTGCGTAAGGCCTACGCCGAGCAGCAGCCTGACACGGACGCGTAGTGCTGTCGCCCAAGCAGATCACCGCCTACGCCGAGTCGACCGCGCGGATCAACATCTGGGAAGGCGCCGTCCGCAGCGGCAAGACCATCTCCTCGCTGATGCGGTGGCTCGCCTACGTCCGCGACGCCCCGCGCCGCGGCCAGCTGGCCGTCATCGGCCGAACCACCACCACGGCCTACCGCAACGTGTTCGCGCCGCTGATGGACCCCGGCATCGTCGGCTCCACGGTGGCGAAGTCCGTGTCGTACACCGCCGGCGCACCGACCGGATCCATCCTCGGCCGCGAGATCCACGTCATCGGCGCCAACGACGCCAAAGCCGAACCGAAAGTCCGCGGGCTCACCGGCGCCGGCGCCTACGTCGACGAGGCCACGGTGCTGCCGCGCGACTTCTGGAACCAGCTCGTCGCCCGCCAATCCACACCCGGCGCGAAGATCTTCGCCACCACCAACCCCGACAGCCCATCGCACTGGCTGCGCACCGAATGGCTGCGCGCCGGCAACCCCAACGTCAGGTCGTGGCACTTCACCCTCGACGACAACCCGTTCCTCGAACCCGACTACGTCGACCACCTCAAACGCAGCTACATCGGCCTGTGGTACCGCCGCTTCATCCTCGGCGAATGGGTCGCCGCCGAAGGCGCCGTCTACGACATGCTCGACCACGACCAGCACCTCATCGCGCCACGCCGCGTCCCGCCCATCGTGGACTGGATCGTCACCGGCATCGACTACGGCACGTCGAACCCGTTCCACGCCGTCCTTATTGGCCGCGGCGCCGACAAGCGCCTGTACGTCACCGCCGAATACCGGTACGAGTCGGCGAAGGCGCAGCGGCAGCTGACGGACCGCGCCTACTCCGAGGCGTTCCGCGCCTTCCTGGCGGGCGCGCCGATTCCGCGCACCCAGTTCCGAGGCGTGAACCCGCGGTACGTCGTCGTCGACCCGTCGGCGGCCTCGTTCCGGGTACAGCTGCACGAGGACGGCGTCCCGTCGTGGCCGGCCGACAACGACGTCCTCGACGGGATCCGCACCGTCGCCAACGTCCTCGGCAACGACAAACTGCGGATCTCCCGCGCCTGCCCGTCGCTGATCGATGAACTGTCCGGCTACAGCTGGGATCCGAAAGCCCAGAAGATCGGCGAGGACAAACCGATCAAGACGGCCGATCACGGCCCCGACGCACTCCGGTACGCGCTGCACACCACCCGCGCGGACTGGGCACGGGCGATCGACCTGTTCGGACTCGCGGCGTAGCATGTCGCACATGAGTTCGAACGACGAGATCAGCCCCGTCGCCAAGCTGCGGGTCAACTACTCCGTGCAGGTCGAAGGCATGGGCCAGCCGCTGGCAGTGACCTGCGACGACATCGTGTCAGAGGCCAACTACGTGCGGTTCATGGACGGCCAGGTCCCGGCCGCCGTCGTGCCGGCGCATCGCCTGATCGCCGCGGCCCGCTCGGCGGTCGCCTCGTGAGCGTCGACGACCAGAGCGTGAAGCTGTTCGCGCCCCCTCCGGCCGAGAAGGACAACGTCCGCGCGAAGCTGTCCGAAGGCGGCGTGCAGCCGCTGCCGTGCACGGGCTGCATCATCGACGGCAAGCAGGCCGCGATGCTCGGCAAGGACATTCCTGAGCCGCTGCCCGGCACCGTCATGATCAACGGCATGCTGCTGTGCGACGTCCGGCACACCCTGAACGTCGGCGCCCCGCAGCTGCTCGTCGCGCAGCCCGGACAGATCCCCGGCGGACTCGGCTGATGATCCGGGTCCAGCTCGCCTGCGACGAGTCGAAACCGACCTTCGGCACCAGGTGCCCAACCTTCGACCCGCCGCCCGGCCTGACGTTCAAGGACGCCGCCGACTGGATCGACACCACGCTGGAAACGAACGGCTGGACAACGGTCGGTGACAAGCACCTGTGCCCGCTGCACAACCCGGCGCTGAAGGGCGAGGAGTTCACGGTAGGCGAGGGCGCGTACACCGAGATCGCGCCTGGCGTGCGTGTGCGTATCCCCTTGAACACTGGATTGTCCGATCTGACGATCGAGGTCCAGCGTGACGACCGCGCGTGCCATGGAAACGTCGGCGCGGTCTGCGGCGGTGGCGATGGCCCGTACAACCCGCAGCCTCCCGAGACGCCGCCGTGGCTTGCCCGTCCACCGCTGATCCCGGGCACCTGATGGTCGAGACGCAGTTGTGCGGCGCCACGATCAGCGTTGACTGCTGCACTGACTTCGAGTGCGAGCTGGCCCCGGGCCACGCGGGCGACCATCAGCTCACGTTCACGTGGGAGAACGAGCCGTACGGGCCGAAGCTGCCGCCGAAGCCTTTGACGCCGCAGCAGCAGGCACGGCAGGAGTGGGCCATGGCCATGTACGGCAAGATGATCGAGAGAGTGCTGAAGCCGACGCCGCTCGTTCTGGGCGCGGAGTACGCGCCTTACATCACCGTCGACTAACGCACCACCCGCCCGACACGGGCACGACCAGCCGACACGGCACCTGACCCTGACACAGGAGCCGACGTTGGCACCCACCCAGTACGGCCCCACCCAGGCATGGCCGCCGCCAGCCCTCCACGCCGTCATGCACAACATCGCGCAGTGGTCCGCCTGGTTCTCCGGCGACCCAGACCAGCTGTACTGGACCTACTACAACGTCGCCGAGAACTCGATGGACGGCCGGTCGTTCTTCGGCACCACCGGCGAAGCAGGCCTGCCTACCGGCTACGCAGGACGCCAACGCCAAGGCCTCCTTGGCTCCGTGCAGCGCACGTTCTGGGGCGCCCGCATCCCCGCCGGCGAGAAGCGCAGCAAGCTGCACGTGCCGCTCGCCGGCGACCTCGCCGCCATGTCCGCGGACCTGCTGTTCGCCAAGCGCCCCGTCTGCGAACTACCGCCCGACGTCAGCGACGACGCCGTAGCCGAATGGCTCGACGCGCTCCTCGACGACGACATGCACGCGACGCTCCTCGAGGGCGCCGAGGTCTGCGCCGGCCTGTCCGGGGTGTTCCTGCGCGCCAACTGGGACACCGAACTCGCTGACAAGGCGTGGCTCGACGTCGTTCACCCCGACGCCGCGGTGCCGACGTTCACCCGCGGCAAACTCACCTCGGTCGTGCTGTGGCGCGTCATCCACGACACCGGATCCACGGTGGTCCGGCACCTGGAAACCCACGACCTGATGGCCCAAACCATCAACCACGCCGCCTACGAGGGCACGCAGCAGCTGCTCGGCAGCCCGGTGCCGCTCGGCGACTACCCGGCGACCGCGTCCCTGGAGCAGCTCACCACCGACGGCATGGTGCAGCTGCCGCCGCTGCCGAAGGACGCTCAGACGGTCG